TGTCGGGTCTTGCTGAGCTTCTTGGTGACCTTGGCGAGCTCATGAGTGAGGCGTTCGACTTCGGCTTGGAGCTCCTCAATTCGTTCTTGGGCTCTCATCTGAGCTACTTCGGCGTCTCTGAGTACGGCTATTAGGTGCTGGTCGTTCATGGTTTGCCTCCTTGTAGGACGATTCGGGCTTCTTTGATGTCGAGCGGCCGCCAGACATAGACGGTGGCTCCTCCGGCTTTTAGGGTGGCGATCCACTTGTCTTGGAATTCTGAGAGGCGGCCAATGCTGGATTTCAGTTCGACGAAGATGACGCCGTGATCCTTGTGAGCCATCACAAGATCCGGGAATCCCTTATCGCCTTGGAGGGCGGTTCTCCAGCGTCCGGCCTGGTTTTGGACTGGCATCGGGTGGAATACCAGCCAGCCGAGGTGTTTAGCGAGTTCGACGATCGCCGCTTGTAGCTGAGCTTCGCCGATTCTCATGAGTGGATTAGACACCGGAGCTCCTTAAGTAGTCGTAGCTGGTTGTAGGGGACTCGTGAATACCAAATCCCTCTTTGCTCGTAGTGTTCGCCGATGTCGAGAGCGTCTCCGAGGGTGATCCAGCCGATGATCTGGAGGGTGGCTTTGCCTCGATGCCAGACCAGGACGTAAGGCGTGGCCGATGGAATCTTGACGGATTCGAGGTGCTTGACGATGAGGTTATTCCCTTGGGTGGTGGTGCGAACCTCGATCATGTCGCCGACGTCTTTATGGTTTCGGCCGTCGGGGCCTTCGCCAGTCCAGGGAAGATCGAGGAATCGGGCGACGGCGAGCTCGCCTCGGGTGCCTTGGATAGCGAATTCGAGCTGGCGTTCCCTGGTGAGTCCTTGCTTCATGTAAGCGTCGGACGAGTTTTGGCGGATGACGTTGCTCATTCTGGTCATGGCTTCGAGGATCGCTCGGTCGTCCTCGGCTGGTGTCAGCTTGGTTTGGTACATCAGAACGGATCCTCCTCGGTAGCTAGTGCGGTCTTGGCGGCGACGAGCTTGTCGATTTCTCGGGAGGCGTCGAGTTTGGTGTTCGGTGTCGGCCCGGTGTATCCGAGGGCTCGAAGCTTGCCGAGTTGGGCCTTGGTCGGGCCGGTCGGCTCTGTCTGAGCTTGGGAGCCGAGTGCGGCTCTCTCGGGGCGTTCTAGGGGCCTCTCCGGGCGTTCTGTGGGTTGACGTCGGGCGTCGACTTCGTTTTGGGAGGCGATCGCCTTGTCGATCCCAAATCCGAGATAGCCCAATGCTCTCCCAAGCGCCGAAGTGTGGCCGACTTGCCACTCCGAATCCCGTGTATACGGGCTCTTACCGGGGAACGGCTCCCACGCCGATCCGGTGACGGGCCGAGGGTCGTCCGGTGTTAGGTAGACGGCGACCGAGAACACTAGGAAGATTTGGCCTCCGGCGAATTCGATGATCTGGTGAGGACATTCGACGACCCTAAGATCGGGATACTTCTCTAGCGCCATGCGGAGCCGAGTCGCTACGTCGACGTAGCCGTCGAGGAATTTGGTGGTCATTGGTTTACTCCAGTCGGTGAGTTTTGCGGTTATTCCGCATCATAGACATCCGGTGTGGCACGTTTACCGCATTAGTCGGCGTTCCGCTTCGGTGGTGCCACCGTAGACGCCGGGGAGCTCCTTGTCGGGGAATGAGAGAGCGAAATCGAGACAGTCGATCCGGACGTCACACTCTCGGCAGATCGCCTTGGCTCGCTTCGCTTGATCGGTGCGGCCTCGATCGTTAATGAAGAGTTGTATCGGTTGGCCTAGGCAGGCGGCTCGATGTCGCCAGGCCATCACCTAGTGAGCGCCCAAGGCCGCCAAGCGTCGCCACGAGCTTCGGAGTAGAGCCAGATCGCACGGGCGGCTTGGAGGTTTTCGAGAGGGTCATAGAGATCGAGACATGAGTCGATGATTCCTTGGGCTTGTAGCCATCCGATGTCGTTGTAGCGGTTTGGGCGGCACCAGGAGCCGGTGTGGATTTGGAGGAGGCCTCGGTCATCATCTCGGGAGGTGGCCGTAGGGGTACACCTCGACTCTCTCCACATGATTTTTAGGAGCCGGTCGAGCATGAAGGGATCGGGCGGCCATCCGGCCTCGACGGCCAACGGAGCCCATTCCTGGCACGGTGTATCCGGGAACACGATCGGCGTCGGTGGCTTGGTCGTCGATGTGGTGGTCGAGCTCGTCGACGTTGGTGCCGGTGCCTTGCTCGTCGAGGTCGTTGTGAAGCTCGTCGACGTAGTTGGTACCGTCACATCCTCGGGTGGAGCGCCACAAGCGAAGAGAGCGCCGTAGGTGATAGCGGCGATCGAGAGGAAGGTCTTGAGGGACATGGTTTACTCCTTGCCAGTCGGAAGCAGGACGGGAAGGGTTTACCGAGTCGGAGCGGTGTAGTCAACTAATCGTCATCGTCTCGACGTTTACCGAGGGCTCCTCCGGCGGCGAGGCCGGTGAGAGCTCCTCCGATCGAGAACATGAGCGGCTCCAGGATTTTGAGGAAGGCGGCATCGTTCGGGGACTGTTCGGAGGGCTGGTAGACGAAGAGAAGGCCGTAGAGGATGGCGATGACGGAGAATCCGAGGACGCTAGCAAGAGTGAGGATGAGGATCGCTCGGGTGCGAGCTTCGATCTCATCCGCTGTTAGCCGCCGCCGCTTCTTCGAGGATGGTGAATTCGTCGGTGATGAGCTGTTCGATGCCATAACGGAGAGCCTCGATGTCGTAGAGGTGGTCAGGTCTTGCCGGACTTGCCGGTAGTTCGATTTCGTACTCGGGGGCTCGGCTTCTTGACTGGCACGCCGCCAGAGTCAGGATCAGAATTGGAATTACTAGAGCTTTCATTGGACTCCTCTATGACCGAGAAGAGTTCCGTGAACGCTTGATCGACTCGCTCGGCGGAATTTGCCATGTCGGGTGCTAGTTCGACGTGAGTCCACGAACCGCCTCGGCCGATCGTGTTCTTGGTGTAGATGCGCCATCCGGAGAACAGGCCTCCGGTGTCTCGGTCGCATCGGTATCCGGCTCCGAATCCCTCGGTCGGGATCCATGCGCCGATGTAATCATGAATCTCCTCCACCAGGAACAGATCCCTATGGCGGTAGATCCCTTCGATGATTTGAGCAAGTTGTGGCCGGTCGGCTCCAATGTCGAGGGCCCGGCCGGTTTGGTGAACGCTCCTCGACTGGCCGCCTCGGACGGTGCGATTCGCCCAAATTCCAAGGTTTCGGGCTCCGGGGTTAAAGAAGAGAATGTAGTCCATGAATCGGACGGTGCCGGGTCGGGCTCCGGTTGCTAGGTCTCGGTTTCCGGTGTAAGGGCGGCTCATGAGACGATCCATTTTTGGGTTTCTTCGTTCCACACGTGGTCTCCGTCTGGTTTGGGTGTGGGCGGTTGCCAGTCATGGTTGGCGTCGAGCGTCCATGACGGGAACGGCTGTGGGGCGACGAACACATCGGAGGTTTCGTCGTAGGTGTAGCCGATTCCGGCGTACTGCTTTCGAATGTTGCCGTTGTAGGACGTGCGGATACATCGTTGTCCACGAAGGTTGCCGTAATAGGTTTCCCAGTCGCCTTCGGTTTCGTCTCGTCCGACGATGATTTCGGTGACGATGTTCTCTTCGTTAATGAATGCGTAGTGAGCCATGATTACCAGCTAATCGTGTCGGTTCCTGCGGTGAAGGTGTAGATGGTGTTGCCTCCGGAGACAGTCTTGGAGTAGGTGAGGCCTGCGCCGATGATGGCTAGGTCAGCTTGGTTACTGGGATAGCTGATAATGACGACTCCAGATCCTCCGTTACCGCCAGTCGAGTAGCCGGTCTGGCCCGAGCCTCCTTTACCGCCGTCGCCTTCGTTCGCTGTTCCTGCGCCTGGAGTGACGGTTGCGTAAGCGTCGCCTCCTGCTCCGCCGGTTGCGTAGGTGACTGATGATCCGCTGATCGAGCTAGTGAGGCCGGTTCCGCCTGCGCCGCCGTTATTGCCGGGGGCGTTAGCTCCTGCGCCGTTTTTACCGCCGCCGCCGCCGCCGCCTCGATAGCCATTATTCGATCCGCCGTTATTGCCTTCACCTGCTGTGCCGGATCCGCCGGAATGCGTGATCGGGCTGTAGTGGCCGCCGCCGCCGCCACCAGATCCGCCGCTAGAGCCGTTGCTAGGGAAGGTTCCGCCGCCGCCGCCGCCGGTGACGGTGATACCGGCGAATTCTCCGGCGCTACCGTTCGAGCCTTGGTTGTAGCTCGTGCCGCCAGATCCGCCGCCGCCTACTGTGACTGTGTAGGACGTTCCTTGGATGATGCCGGTCTTGGTGCCGTTCTTGGTTCCTCCAGCACCTCCACCACCACCAGCGATGGACGATCCACCAGCGCCGCCACCTCCACCACCAGCACCAGCGGAGACAACGTAATCGACCTCCGTTGGGGCGACTGCGAGCAGAGTCGAGATGGTGGCTTTGCTGGCGATAATCATGCGGCGAGATTCCCGAAGGCGACCCATTCGTCGGTGTCGACCTTGACGAGGCCAGCGAGTCCGTATTGGCCGGTAATTTTGAGCTTTGATCCTTGGCTTCTCAGCGTTGCCGAGCTTGAGATGGTGACCTGGCCTGCGCCACCCTGGTAAAGCAGAATTTGGGTTCCGATCGGGAAGGCTACGGAGGCGTTAGTCGGGACGGTAAGTGTGATGGCGGCCGCATTGGTGAGGGTGACGAGCTTGGCGGCGTCGGTGAGGGCCAGCGTGTAGGTGGTGCCGGTTTGGGCGTTAAAGGTGGCGATAGCGAGATCGTTGATGCCTTCGTTCGTTGCGTTGTAAGCGGCGGCTGACAGGACATCGCCGTCGACGTAGGCTTCGGAGAGTGGATAGGTTGCCATTTTGCTCCTAGAGGGTATTGACTCCTAGCACGCCGAGCTCGGTAGATCCGAGAATAAAGGCGGTACTTAGAGGATAGGCGGTTGAGAATTTGGTCGTCCAGCGTTCGGGTGTGATGTCGTGCTGGTGGCCTTGGATAGTGGTGCGGACGGTGAGACTGGTTCCTCCGGCCATCTCTTTAGTGACGATGATCGGGTCGCCGATCTCTAGGGAGAGGGCTGGTTCGACTCGGGTTGAGTCGGTGGAGAGGTCGAGGCCGATGGAATCGACTCGGAGGCGGACTTCTTTGCGAGCGTTGAGGACGCTGGTGGCTCTTTGGAGGGCGAGGCTGTTGGTCTCCATCATGAGGCCGGATTTGTTGAGTGAGCGGCGGAAGTATTCGTCGATCGAGGTGGTGTTGGAGACGGTTTGGGCGGATCCTCCGTCTCGGGTGAAGGTGACTTCGTTGTAGAGCTCGGTCTCGTCGTAGTTGATGTCGATCGACTGGTATCCGATGCCGGTTCCGTTGTCGGAGAAGGTGTACGGGTTAGCTCCGGCGGCGAGCTGGGAGAGGGTAGATCGGCTGTAATAGGTGGCGTTCCCGTTGTGGTCGATGAAGAAAGCGCCGAGATCTGAGGCGGCGACGAGTTGGATCGCTTGGAGGGCTGTTCGGACGGTACCGGGGTCGTTGAGGAGTTCGGTGTCTCCGAGGTCGATGTTCCGTTGGGGGGAGGGCCATTCGAGCTCGTCGAGGATTTGTGCGATTCGTTCGCCTGGAAGGTCTTTATTGGCGGCTCCGGTGACATTCTCGATGTTGGCTAGCTGGAGAAGGCGGAAGCCGTCGACACATTGGACGGTGACGATGGCGTATGGGCTGGACTGGTCGGGCCAGGTGTAGTCCCAGGACGTGATGTAGCCGGAGAAGAGGTAGTAGCCGGTTCCGGAGTATTCGGTGTGGATTTGGATTTGCCTCATCGGCTTGATGTCGCCGTAGTACGGGCCGGACTGGTTCGCTGGATTCCAGTCTCCGGTCGTGTCGAGGAATTGGACGGAGGCGGTGCCTGGGAGACTCTCCTCGAAGATGCGGTCTCGGCCGTGTCGGATCGAGATGCGTTGGACGGTGGAGGAGACGTCCACGACGTCGATGGTGGTGGATCCGAGCAGGTTGTAGCCGAGGCGGCCGTGTACGGCGTCGCCAAATTGGAACACGGGGCCGAAGGCGGCTCCTACTCCGAGACGTATCTCTACAACCGGCTGACAGGGGAGGGTCATACGTTCGAGTAGACGAGTTGAGCGCCGTTGCGTTGCGCGTTGACGAGGCCTCGGCGGACGGTTTCGATGAGGTCTCCTTCGGAGATAACGGAACCTCCCACGTTGACTGTGACACCTCCGCCCATTCCGCCAAGACGGTCGAGGGGGACGATCGCTTCGGGGCCTGCTTCGCCGATCATGGCGAGCGTCGGGCCGGTCACGATTCCGCCAGCGGCCATGAATGGGATCCGAATTCCGAGAAGCGATCCGAGGGTTCCTCGGGTCGGGTCGGTGACAACGCTCCCGACTTGTCCTCGGATCGCTTCTCCGATCGCCGCTGGTGTCGCCTTGATGCCTTCGACGATTTTCTTGACCATCTCCTTCCCGATGTCGACCAGTTTGCGGAATGTTGCCTGGAAGGCGTCCCACAAGTCGCCGGGGAGGTTCTTGACGAAGTCGACGATGCCGTCGAGGAGGTTTTCTCCGAGTTCGAGTCCCTTGTCGAGCATGGCGTTTACGAGGTCGAGGAAGATGCTCGGGAGTTCCTTAATGAGCTCAAAGACGAAGGAGGTGAGTCCGGCGATCGCTTGGGGGATGAGTTCGGCCAGCCAGGAGAGGAGAGCTCCGGCCAGCTTGAGAGCTTCGGCGGCGAGCTTCGGGATGGCATCGGTGACGATCCATTTGAGGACGTCGGCAAGCCATTCTCCGAGAGCCTTGAGAGCCGGAACGATTTGCGGGCCGATCCATTCGACGAGAGCGTTGCCGAGCTGGATAAGTTTCTCGACGAGGAGCGGAAGGCCGGTGTTGATGAGCCAGTTGGCGAGGTCGCCGAGCCATTCTCCGAGTTTCTGGAGTGCGGGGCCGATGCGAGGGCCGATCCAGTCGACGAGAGCCTGGCCGAGCTCTCCAAGCTTCTTGAGCCACACCGGGATTTGCTCGCCGACCCATTTGAGGAGAGCTTTGCCGAGCTCCTTGAGTTTGTCGACGACGATCGGGATCTGCTCGCCGATAAGGCGGCCGATTCCTCCGATTCCTTCGTTCTCGAACACGGAGGCGAATTTCTCGACGATCGGGATGATCTTCTCGGCGAAGAATGAGAAGAGCTTGGTGGCGATCGGGAGGAGGACGGTGCCGATGGTGGTGGCGGCGTTCTGGAGTTGGGCCTTGAGGATCCGTTGCTGGTTAGCGAGCCCGTCGGAGGTTCGAGCGAAATCGCCTTGAGCGTCGGAGGTCTGCTCATAGATGCGTTTTTGGGCGGCCAAGATCTTCTGTTGAGCGGTGAGAGCTCCGTTCCCGTCATAGATGCCGAGTTCGAGAGCCGCTTGGCGGAGACTGGCATCGTCGAGAAGGACGCCGTAGCGGCGGAGGGGCTCGGATTCGCCTCTTAGAGCCGCTCCGATCGCTCCGATGGCATCTTCGGGGCTCGTGTTATTAAACGAGGCCAGATCGGACGCTAGGGCCGTGAAATCGTTGGAGAAGTCGGAGAGGTCGGTTCCGGTGAGTCCGGCGGCTTTACCGAACACTCCGAAGGTTCCGGCGGCGTCTAGGACGCTCTGCTTCGACTGGCCGAGAGCCTTGGCGGCTGTGGCGGCGAAGGCTTCGACGTCTCCAGCTGAGTCGCCGAAGATTTCGCCGATTTTGGCTTGGGATTCGGAGAGGTCGGAGGCGAGGTCGATGGCTTTAACGGCTCCGACGCCTGCGGCTATCGAGACTCCGGCGACGGCTTTGGCGGCGGTTTTGGCGAGGTCTCCGAGCTTCTTAAAGCCACGCTCGGCGGCTTGGATTCCTTTGTCGGAGAATTCGGAGATGATGGGGATGACGACGGCCATTAGCGGAGCTCCTTGCTCACGAGCTTCTCGACGTTCTTGATGAGATCTTCCATCTCGTCGGTGACGGCTCCGACTTTGGTTTCGGCGACCGGCCACATAACTCGGGCCGGGGCTCGGCTTTTGCTGGTGAACGCTCGGCCGAGTTTGTTATCGGTGGCATCACCGGCAAATTCGTAGATGGCGGCCGCCGGGTTCGACTGGACGACTTTGATGACGGATCGGGATCGAGCTCGGGTGTCTGGTTTCGCTCGGACGCCTTGCCTGGCTTTAGTGACCGTGAACGGGAAGAGCTTGCGGCCTCTTTGGCTCCAGCTTCGCCGGGTACCAGACGGGATCATCGTGTCCGTGTAATTGGCTTTAGCGGCGTCGACTATCGGAGCGGCGATCCGACGGACTTCGGCGTTAAATTCCTTGCGAAGTTCGGGGTCGATCTTGCGGAGCGTCTTAATCGCTTCTTTAGCTCCTTCGACCCGGACGGCCATTCTTCCTCGATTCGTTAATTATGTGGATCGCCGTCGTGAGATCCTCGACGTCGAACTCGATGTGAGGGGGCCACCAGCCGGTTTCGACTAGAAGCTCGGCTAGTCGTCTCCGGTAGGTGTCCCCTCGGTAGGGTTTACGGGGCCGTCCTGGACGACTTCGATGACGTCTAGGCGCTTAATGAAGTCGTCGAGAACGGCTGGGACGGTGATTTTTTGAGCTTTACACGCTTCGTGTGCCATGAAGGCCAGATCCTCTATCCCGATGCCGTTACCGAGGTCGGACGCTTTCCTCTTAAAGCGTCGCTCCCAAGCGACGATCGTGGCAAGTGTCGTGTCGACCTCGACGGGGCCTTCGCCGATGTCGATTCGGATCTTGATCTTCATGTCGGAACTCCTTGGATTAGCTGGTCGCTCGGGCCCACGTGCCGCCGGTAAAGGTGACGTCGATGGACGAGAGCTCGGCGACGGTGGCGTTGATGACCGGAAGGTTAGCGAGGTATGCGCCGGTCACGGTGTAACTCGGATTCGAGGCTCCGACGGCGGCGTCGGTCGGCTTGAGGACGATCGTCGTAGTGGTGCCGACGAGGCTCTGGAGGGTGTCCTCGACTTCTCCGGTTCCGTAGGAGATGAAGAGGGTGAGGGTGACGTCGACGGTTTCGAGGCCTGCGGCGAAGCTGTGACCCGACGCTCCGAAGGCGGTGGTCTCCAGCTGGTCGTAGCCGACGACGATGGACGCCGAGGTACATTGGTCAGAGAGGTCGACCGAGTTGACGGTGACGCTCGGGTTACTGAGGTAGGTGGTGGTAGCCATTGGGAGCTCCTTGGTTAGTTACGCCGGGAGGCGATTCGGATGGTGAGGTCGTAGCACGGAAGAACCTGGCCGCCTACGTCGAGGGAACCTGGCCGTCCGTCCTGGATCGGGAGGGTGGAGTTCATGAGAGCGTCGACGACGGTCATGAGATAGTCGGAGGCGTCTTGGTTACCGGGTGGTGGTGCCAGAACGGACACTCGACAGGTGAGGTCTCCGACGTTGTAGGTGAAGCTAGTGAACGTCGGCGGCTCGATGTAGACGCTCATCGGCCGAACATTCCTCGGGTCGGTGACGACCTTGTAGCCGAGGTCGGTGATGGTCGTTTTAAGAGCGTTGATCGCTTCGACGAAGATGCCGGACGCCGCCATTAGGCCACCTGCGCACGGTTCACGCCGAGAAGGCGATGGATCTGGCCGAGGCTGAGGATCGGTTGGCCTGCTCCCATGTCGGAGAATGAGGCATACGAGTCGACTGAGCCACGCTCACGGTACAAGACGGCGGC